CTTCTGATCCTTCAGCATACATTTTGCTGATTCCGTCAAAGGCCGCGCCTAGTTCACCAAATCCGTTGGAAATGTAATCTGTTTTCTTTTGGAAGAGTTCGTGTTCCAGCCGGGCACGTTCATCGGCAGACCACTTTTCAATATCGACTTCGGCAATCTTTGCTTCGCGGAAAGCGTTGGCATATTCTTCGATCTGTGCCATTTTCGCAGAGTGGGCATTCTCGCCGGATGGGTCGAAATCTTCGTAAAACCGTGACTGAATACCTACGTTTTTCTTTCGGGTACGCTCTGCCTCTTCAGCCATGCGTATTAATCCTGCAATACTACTTTCCAAACCCTTCTGGACGTCGCTTATGATGTCCTCTTCTGCTTTGCCAATAGCGACAAGGATTTCTCTTTCGTGCTTGTAATATTCATCAAGCAGTCGCTCTTTTTCTTTGGCAGCGGCCCTCAACTCCGCAAGCGTTTTTTGCTCTACTTCCTGCATCTCTTTTGCAGCACCTACTTTAATGTCTGCCGCATCACGCGCCGCCTTTGCTGCTGCCTTGCCTTCGGCTGTCAGTGACTGTTCAAGTTTAATTTGCTTCATTGCGAGCGCCTCAAGCGCCTTATCCGATGCTTTGTATCTGTTTTCGTATTCAATGTTTGCATCGGCGGCGGCCTCAAATCTTTTTGTGCTGCTCGCCACGCCAAGAGCACGACCGGGGCCATAAAGAAGCATTTGCGCTGACGTTGCCGTTCCGCCGATTTTATCTAAAAGCATTCCCAGACGGTAAAGTTCAGCCTCAATAGAGATTAAAGTAATTCTGAAATTTGTACCCCAATCAGCTATTTTATCTTTGCTGTCGCTCGCAAGTTCGCCGTTTAAGTCTGTTATTGCTCCAGTTATGCTTTCAATTATTTCAGATAAAGCGGGCGTAAAAGCAGCACCCAAAAGAACCTTTAAATTATCAATATGCCGCTCCAAGGAAAGAACCTGCTTGCCTGCTGTATCCATTGCAGCGGCATATGTTCCAGCTATTCCCTCGCCCGCCGACATGACCGCGTTCATTCTGATTTGTGATTTTTCTGCCTCAGAAAAAGACGTTGACGCCCGCCCAGTTGCTTTGGCAACTTTCTGATAACTGTTCTCAAAATTGACGTTAATGCCGATGGTCCGAAGTATTTCAACCTGTCCGGACTGAATCCCGTAAACCATCCGCTGAAACGCTTCAGATGAATTGATATTGCCAATGACGGCCGCATCCTGGGCAACGCGGGCAAGTTTAGAAGACTGAGCAAGGTCAAGATTTGCCTGAACCATTCGCGTGAGTGATTGCCGGGCTTCGATCATTGATATGCCGGTTTTTTCGAGCCCCCTTGCGAAAGCTTCCATCTGTGCCCCGTTATATCCGGCATTGTTCCCAATAATCCGCATGACAACGCCCAATGTCTCGTATCGCGCTGCCAGCATCGTTATGTCTTTAATATATTCCGTAAGCTTGTATGCCCCATAAGCAGCCGCTAACTGCTTAACCGCCGTAACCTGATTTTTAAAGCTTGTCGTTACGGAATCAGTAGCCTTCTCGACTTTCCGGCTTTTACCTTCCAGTTCGTCAAGGTGCTTTGAAGCGGTGACAACACCAGTTGAATCAACTTTAATTCCGAGGTTTGCTAAATCCTGCATTACTTTTTATTAACCTCAGTCATATAAATACGGTCGATCTGCTTTAAACAATCAACTTCCCACGCCGTCGGTTCGCTGTGTGTCAATTCCGCCCATGCTTTTATTTCCGAATAACTCAACGGCATTGCCCCGATCTCTGAATATTGACGACTGTTCGAAAGCTCACAAAACCATTGCCACAAGTAAAGTATCTCATATGGTGCATCCAGCGGCTTCAGTTGTTCCGGCATTTTACCTGTCTGCCGTAAAACTATTTCCAGGTGATCCCTGAGTGTTGCGCCGTCTTTCTGCCGGGCGTTCAGAGCGAACTCATGCCCGGCATACTCAACGAGCGCATCAATCAGCCCTTGATAAAATTTGCGCGGTCACCAATGGCCACGTCCACCTGTTCTTTAATCCACGGAAACCGCTCATAAATTGCCACAGCGTTTTCCTTTGTGAAGGGCAGATCGTTTCCATCAACAACAACGTTCTTCCATCCCTTTGTGACAGCTGCCAGCAGTTCGAGAGCGTCTTGTTCAATTTCTTCCAGGGGAATCGTAGCCCCACGGAAACCGCCCTTTGTGATCTTCGCCATTCGCTTTTTGGAATGCTGCCGGCTGATCTTCTGAAATTCGTCAGAGTCTTTTCCCAGAACTGTGATCGAAATACCCAAATCTTCGTTCGTTCCCGGGTGATAAATCTGAACATCAAAGCCCTCGTTCGCGCCCTTCACTGTGTCAATGCTGCTTAAATCAACCACTTCTTTCATTGCCTCGCCTCCTGGTTAAAAGTTATATTTCGCTCTTAAGTGAGCGTACTGTCCTGAATGCTCAACGTAGTTGCCAGTGAATCCGTGGCCGTTGCGCCTGTGTCCGCGCCCGCGCTGGTATCAAACAGGGCCACAAAAGGCATGGTCTGAATGATTCCTTTTTCGCCGTCGTCTTTGCTCAATCCGCCGACTTTTACCCGGGGCATGGTGAATGCCAGGAAATCAGCGTTGGCCTTGTTGCTGGCTGTGAACGCTCCGCAGATAGAGACTTCAGTTTCGTTGACAAAGTAATCTCGGAAAGTGGCGTCTTCGAAATAGACGGTCATGTTGCCTTTTATGATTACCCGACCGTCAAAGATGTCTGATTTCACATTCGAGCCAACGACCGCTTCAGAACTGAGATTTCCGGCAATATCGAAATCAAGGCCGGTCAAAAGAGCAACCTTGGTTCCTTGGATGTAGAGAGCGCCGTTGACCGCTGCCAATGCGCCGCCGGTTGAAGCTGCCAGCACTGCGGTAAAATAGGGGGCCGCGCCTGCTGCGTAGTTGGTATGGTTCAGGCCCATCAAACCGAAATCTATCGTTGAAATTCCGGTAGGCGGAAGTTTGATTGCCATTGTGTTGACTTTGACATCCCAAAAGACCTCGGACAGATCCAAGTCGCTGTAATTGTGTTCCAGAGAAAACCAATCTTCAGTGTGGCCGGTGGTCGGAGTCCAGCATTTTTTTCCGACAACGGTTGTCGTGACAGGGTCGCCTTTCGCGTCGTCAACAACTGCCACGCCATCGAGCATCACGCCGGTCATTACCGTTGCGGAAAGGGCCGTGATCATGAAGTTGTGGGCGTTGTTTGTGGTCGCTCCAACAAACCCTGCGAACCGGACCACATCGCCAACTTTGAAGCCGTCTTCAAGCCAGGACCCACCCACATCATCGCGGGTCATTGTCCCGGCGGCTCCCGTAGTAGTAGCCGCCGCAACGCCGGTGTTGGCCGCGTCCGAAACGCCTGCCGCCCATGCCTTGCGGAGAATCGCCGCCATTAAAAGCTGGTAGGTTCCCGGTGACAGTTCGCCGGAGATAGAGCCTTCGATGGACTGAACGCCATGCCGGAAGTCGGCAATCTGCCGGTCTGACCTCATTTCATTTGATTGATAGGTTTCTTTGGTCATGTTTAAGGAACTTGTCACGCGCCGCAAATACTGAGCGGTTGCCAGATTCGCCACGGCGCACGTCCCCTTTGCCGCCTGCGGTGCCAGAATAAGTTTTTTCTCGATCCCTGATGCTATTGCCATGATATTTTCTCCTTTACGTTAATTTGTCTGCAAACCAGCGCACCTTCACCGGGACGCTCCATCTATCGCCGTCAACGCGCCCCTGTGATATTTCGGGCGTTGTTTCTATCCTTACCGTCACGCTGCCGCTTACCATCGATGTGCCCCGCTTAAATGCCGTCCTGATCAATTCCGCCCTTGTCGCTGCGTTCGTTGTGCCAGCCTGCAATGGGTACATGAGTGTTATTTGAAATATTCCCTGTTCCCTGTAAAATCCGTCACCCATCGTTGGATTTCCGGGCGTAGCGGGCAACAGAAAAGCCCTTTGATAGGCAGTGCCAGGGACAGGCGTAAACGGCACGTTCTCCCATGCCGTCGAAACGGTGGGCGTGATCCCGTTTAATTTTGTCTCAAGCGCCGTCCTGACAGAATCAATACTCATTTATAAAATCCCCAAACGCTCCCGACTTTTGCGATTTTAAGGCCGAAAATATCAAGCACCCAAATCGAACCAACGTGGTCAAATGATATTTTCCAAAACTTAAAATAATGACAAGTTTTCTTGCTAATAATGCTCATTTCAACCCCATCAAAGCCTTATTGATATAATTCTGAAACTCAACGACCGTTAAGGCCACCATTCCATGAGGGGCCTGTTTGCTGTGGCCATCTTCCAGTGGCCAGGCGTAAGGCAGATTGTTCGTCAGATAATAAACCTTGCCCGCCGCTTCTGCCGGAATCATGGCATGGAGCTTTGCCCGCGTTCTTTTGCCGTCCTTGTCCCGGTCATCAGTGGTCCCGCCGGGTAGTTTCCCGATGCCAAGCTGCCAGTTTGCCCGAAAGCGCCCGCCTGCATACCCCTCACCAACAAAGCCAGATTTCACGAGCCAGTGATCAGAGTTCGCGCCGATGCTGCCCTTTTCCCATCCTTCCCACTGTGACGGATCACCAACGGGCGACCGTTCAATAACTGATGTCGTGATATCCATCATGGTCTTGGCCACAACCTCATGAGCGTTCTTTTTGCACTTCTTAACGAAGTTCTGCATATCAATCGCAAAGGTCGTCATGACAGCCCCCGGATATTGCAATCAAATAAAACAACCGTTCCCGCCGGAGAAAGCGGCCTAATTCTTGTAATCGTGTAAGAATTCGAGCCGATGGTCACCGTGTCGTTAAGGACCGGCGCCGTTAAAGCAGCACCTGCCGAATTGAAGGCCGAAAGCAAAAGCTGTTTGTCGCCTTCCTTAACCAGCGTTCCGTCAATGTTTTTGTTGCCGTATTCAAAAACTGCCCCGTATGCCGTTTGAGTGGTGGCTGTGATCGTTACCGCACTGCCAGGGGTATAAGTGCCAGCCGATTGTCGGGTGAGCGTGACAAGTTGCCCCTTGCCCTGTAAAAGCCTTTGCGCGGTTGATTGCATCCGTTCGTAAAAGGTCATGATCTAATCAGCCCCATCATTATGCCGCTGCCGCCTGCCTTCAGGTAGGGCGCGAGCATGTTGTCTATTGCCGCGTAGCGTGTCCGCTGCGGAGAACTTTTGTCATAGGTGACTGCAATACTGCCCACCTGTTCGGAGACAACGCCCTGTGTTAAATCAGGCGATAAAGAGGCCGTGGCCGCTTTCAATGCCAATTCCGCGCAGGCGTTCTTTACTTCTGTGGGGACCGTGTCATGAGCCACTCCCCAGCTATCCCGGACGACTCCCTCGCGTGGCCAATCCAGCACTTGATCTTCATCGTAACGGGCGCCCTGCCAACGGTCCCGATATACCTGAACCATGTAATCAGTGGCTTTTCTCAGGCATTGCTCACGGCTTGCATCAGTAGCCAGCGCTGCCCACGCAGCGTTTCCACGGTTCGAGTGGTAGGTGGAGGCATCGGCTACGGAAATATAGCTTTCCGCCCCTGCTATGACCGCGCCTGTTTCAACTGTTAACGCCATGCCCTTGCCTCTTTAATTATTTAAATACCGCAATGTCATCACAATGGTTGAAGGATTGGCTGTGTTGCTCGCAAAAGTCACCGCCATTGCGTCACCGGCAACGTGGTAGCCCTTCGTTGTCGGGCAGATGACAACGGTTTCCGTCGCTGTGGCGCTTCTATCAGCCAACAGCCCCCCCGCAACATCTTCGCCATTGACCACGAGCGTAATGTCATAATCTGCCGTCGGTGCGCTTGTGCCGGGATCAGTGGTCACGCTGTAAAGAAACCATCCCTTTAACCCCCATTCCGCCGGGGTGAGAGTATAGGCCGCAATGGTCCCATCACCTGTGCATGTCAGCACAAAGTCTTTCCGGTCAGGCTTGGCCATGTCCGTGCTTGTCAGGACGCACGAACCAGCACCCCAGGCAGACGAGGCCAAAAACGCTAAAAGGATTATTGAAAGTAATATCTTTTTCATAACTATTCCCCTTTAAAATACCGATCCAAGCTCCACACGCCGCCAATTTGCATCAGCAATCGTGTTGGCCGCCGGTGTGTGATAAATATAGGTTGCATCAGCGCACGTTTCGTTTGCCACGCCCACGGTTCCGTTAACGCCGCCGGATAAAGCCGTTGCATCTGCCGCCCATGATCCGTCAACTAAGGTTTCGGCAATGGCCGTAGCATCCCCGATCTCGCCCTTGATTTTATTCGTTGCGGTCATGGTTGCCGCCGACGCCTTAACTGCTGTTGCGAGCGGGTTCGTTACCGTTCCGGTGCCGTAATTCGTGCCTATTCCTACCCCTGCTGTAATTGCCAGAACAAGGTTATCAATGGAATGCTCTGTGGTGTCCGAAATCAGCACATCATTGGCCGCCTGCGCGTCAACTCCGCCGGCAAGCTTTGCCGCGCCCCAAGTGGCATGAGTAGCCGTCCCCGCCGTGTCGTATTCGTTGCCGAGAAAACCGACACTATTGTAGGTCATCAACATGGTATCGGCTGAGGCCTTCGATGCCGTGGCCGCGCCCTGGCTTACGGTGCCTGTAGCGTATTTTGTGACAGCGCCTGCCCCGCCGGTTGCCGCTGCTACCAGGTTATCAATGGTTGCGGTGACAGTGGCTTCGATCAACACTTCCCCGGCTGTGGGGGTGAGGGCGGTTTTAAATGTGTATGTCGTTTGCCCCAGAATAACCGTGTCGCCGTCGTGAGGAAGTTCAGTGTTGAAGGTCAAGGTGCCTGTTGCCGCTGTGCCGGCCGTGAGCGCCCCTCTGAATTTATACGTCACGCCGCCGATGGATACCGTTGCCGCTTCAACCGGATTCGTGCCGATGGTAAGCAGTTTATTTGCTGCCACGGCATTAACGGGCGTTTTCTCAGGAAGGGTCATGATTCCAAAAGCTGCTGTGCCGGTGTGGATGGTCCCGCCAACATGCAAATCCCCGGTGATTACCTGAGTTCCCCTGATTGGTTTCTGATCGTCACTGTAAGACGTGCCCTGCAAAAGCAAAACGATTGAAGCCAGGATTAATATGTTTAAGATTTTTTTCATTCGATCATTCTCCTTGTCAACGCCGCCGGGAAACATTGACAACCCTTTCGGATTGCACCGGGAGGCACGGCGACGGTCAAAGTCTGCCCGACGGCAAGACTATTGTGCTGCCTCCAAAGCGGCAACCAACGCAGCCTTGTTCATCTTCTGATAATCAGGAATGTTCGCCTTCGCCGCCATTGCCTGAAGCGCCTTAAAATCGGTTTCTTTGAGCTGCATCGCCTTACCACTGTCTTCTTTCGTCTCAAGAGGTTTTGCATCATTAGCCTCTTTTGATTTCGTGTCCGGGTTTGAAACCCATCTGCCCGATTTATGACCGAGAAATTCCCGCGCATCTACACGGTGACAGTCCAGCGGCGCCATGTTGTTTTTCGTGTCGTAAATTGTGACAATACTCGTGTTCTTCATTCCGCCCTCCCGAGGGGAGGGGCTTCATGCAGACAGCCCCTTTAAAAAATTTACTTGCGTTTCAATGACAACCAAATACGATCAGTAATCGTCTCTCCAGTGCCATTGGCAATCTCCTGATAAGCCCGAACGTAACGATATACGGTCCCACCCTGTTCATTGCGGAAGGGCACGACGTATCGCTCGTCATCAGCACCCTGGTCGCCCGTGGTTGCCGTGGCGTTGGTCAGTAATTCACCTGATCCAAGCTCAAGCATAGCCAAATTGCGAATCCCACCGGCAACGGCAAAGGTTGCGCTGTTCGATCCTTGTAAAAAAATCTGATACAATTCATCGGCGGCGGCGACATCAATGTCGTCAATGTCAATGATCATGTTACCCTCGACGAGGCCGTCTCCCAGGTCAACGATCTTTGCAACATCCAGAACTTTGCCTTCCTGGGACGCGACGATGGGGGAGGCTACTCCAGATGAATCAAGCGAATCTTCAAGCAGCAAATTCGCATCGTAAACGAAATCTTCTTTCAAATATGTGGTCATTTTTTTAAAGCTCCTTTGCTTTTATTTTGTAGCTGTTACGCGGTCACTGCGGTTGCCGTGCTGATGTTCCACAAGCGAGTTGCCGCTCTCGGGTGATACAAAGCCATACCAACAAGCCACTCCACCAACGTGCGGTAAATAACGCCGCTGTCGGTCTTTCCGAGGTCGTCAACTTCCATAACGCCGTTCTGAATACCCTCAACCATGCCGTCACCGAAAGACACGACGTAAAGGCTCGTTGCATCCGCGCCCGCGTCACCGGCTGTTTCCGTCAACGGGATAATGTCGGTATTGGTTTCATCTTTGCCAGCGTCCAGGATGGGCAGGTCGGCGTATTTGGCTATCTGACGGCCCCAATTATCCTGCGTGTAGGTGACATATCCGCCGATGGTGGAAGTCCGGGAGGCCTGAGTCAAAAGTCTGCGGAGTTTTTTATTCATGATCAGGGCCGTCGGGTTTTCGGTCTGATCAATGGCTTCGTCAAGTTTTGCCAGCGTCAGGGCACCAACGGAATCGGTGATATTTGTGGTAACGCAAATCTTTTGATCGTTGGCCAGGCGGCGCTGTAATCCGTCAAACTCTTTCGCGTCTGCCTGCGAATCGCCCTTGATGATCATTTTGGAAATCTTCAATGAAAGAGCTTTGACCTTCATTGCTTCGTGCTTGGATCTGATTCCTTCGCCCATCATTTTGATCAGGGCGCTGTCCACGTCCAACGTACCACCGGCGATTTTCAACGGATCGTGCATCGGATTAACCACACCCGCGCTTGCCGTGTATTCCTCGTTGATTCCACGGAATGCCACGCCGGGAAGTGCTGCTTCTTGGTCGTAATCGATACCGGTGCCCTGGATGGTCTCAAAGGTCATTGCGTTCAGAATTGCGTTGCTTTTGGCAAACAACTCAATAATGGTCCCGCGTTTGGTGTTCAGCCCCGCCATTTTCGCGTATTCAAGTAATGAAATTCCCATGATAATTTATCTCCTTATTTTTTAGTGCCGGCCGCATTGATTGCGGCAAGCCTTGCTTCAGGCGAGGTTATTTTTTCCAAGCCCTCAGGTGTGGCATTACCACCACCGGGAGCCCCCCCGCCTTGATTGTTCGGAGCGGCAACAAAATGTTTGCCTTCATCCGATTTTGACCATTCGGTTACAAAATCACTTAATGACTTATCCCCGATAACAGCCGTACGGTTTTCACCGTCGATCTTTATTTGAGCTTGCCCGGCCAACATGGACTTGACGGCTTTCGTCAATTCAGGTTTCACACCTGCTTTGAGAATAGCCTCAGTCAATCCATTGTCGATCAACAGCTTGCTGGTATAAGTGTTTTCAGCGTCCAGCGCCTTCTTAGCCTTGTCCGCGTCTGCCGTGGCCGTCTTTGCCAGCTTCTGAGCATCCGTGAGCTTCGCCCGCGTTTCTTCCAGCTCTTCCATGACGGCCTGATGTTCTGCCGGGTCAATCTGCGCGTCCTTCGTGGCCTTTTTCAATTTGCCGAGTAACTCCTGGTTTTTTGCAACTAAACCAGCCGTCTGTTCAGCAACAGCCGCGTCGGTTGCCTCTTTAATCGCTTTTTTTACTTCGGGATCGTTTAAATCCATCTTGCTATCTCCTTTGGAGTGGTTAAGGGCATGGCCCGTTGACCGGTCCTAGACCGGCTATGCAGCCTCCGCGAGTTGCTTTAATGTTAAAGGTCTGCCTGCCTGTGACAGAAGATCAGACAATGTAATCTTGCCCGCTCTCCATAATTCTGCCTTGCCTTTGCCTAAAAGATCATCCTGATAGGCTTTGCCGTGCCGCTGTAAAAACGCATTGAACGACATGTCTGTGGGCACCTGCCCTAAATCAGAAGCCCGGGTTCCCGGGTCTTTTTCCGGAATGTCAATTCCCAACTCTTTGTAAGTTTTAGTGATCGGGACCAATACAGACCGGCAATTTGGGTGCCGGGGACATCCGGAATTAAAAGGCAATGTTGTTCCGTTGATTGGTTTGCCGTCAAGGTCCCATTGAGCGCCGCTATATGCCACGCAAACGGATGATGTTCGGCTGTCCAGTGTTGACAGCTGCCTGAGTCCCTTCACGATATTGCTGTTTTCTTTGTAGGTAGCCAGCCGTGCATCATTGGAAATCTGCATAACAGCATCATGGGTGAGCGTTGAGGCATTGCGCCGCGCCACGTCCATAATCCCGGGTATTCCGTGTTTGGGATCCCCGACAATGCGGCCAACGATCTGATTTAGTGTTTCGCCCTGTGCCACCCCCTGACGTACCTGTGAGGCGAATTTAAACGCCGTGTCTTCTGCCTGCTTCGCCCACCATGCGGAAAGCGGGGCCCCATCAATCAGGGCGTTGCTTACCAGTGATTTTAGAACAGAGGCCGTCGGCAAAGACGCTTCAAGATCGATTGCGGCAATTGCTTTTGCCGTGGCCTTACTTTCAATCGTGGCTACCTGAGATAAATTCAATTCCTGTTGGATTCCGCCGTAATATTCATTCATGACTGCCGTGCATTCGCTCAGAAGCTTTAACATCCGCCCTTTGCTGTAATCCGTGAATCTGTTTTGCAGTTTCAACTTAAGCTCTTTCTGCATATCCAGAAGCAGGGCGAATACCTTCTTTTTTTCGCCTGCGGTGAAGCGCAAGAGGTTCAGTTGATTGCGGATAATTTCATCCGCTATGATCATTTCGGCCTTTTTCATTCGGTGTTCTCATCCACTATTTCCGGTTTCGGAATCGGTTTACTTGCGATTCTTTCCTGTTCGTCTTCCAGGGTGACGTCCGGCGCCACCATTTCCCGCTTCTGCAGAAGATCAAAGAAACCCTGATCACTGAATCCCGGGGCACCCGCCTGCCACGATGCCAGCCAGCCGGCCAATTCCTGGGGGGTGACTTCGGGCGGCAAGAATTCTTGATTCAGTGTCACGCTGGCTTTTTTGTCTTCAGTTCCTGCCCAAGCGCAAAACGTCCGTAAAGCACTGGTTAAACCAATGCTGATTGTCTGAGCGATTGCTGACAGGATTGAACTTTCTCCCGCACGATGGATCTGCGCGGTTTGTGAGGTTTCAACGGCTTTCTTTTCTGCCGTTAAAAGGCGGGCACCCAAGATAGCCATTTGTTGCTCGTCGCTGGCTTTCGCTTTTTCAATCGCCTGTAATCCCTGCCCTGTGTATTCGAGATATTCCGCTTTTGCTTGTGGGTCTGGAAGACACCATGCGGCAGAGCTGCCGATATAAAGTTTATCCCCCGAGTTTTCCGGTGCGTAACCTGAGATAACCGCCGTTGGCAGGCCGGTGAAGTGCAATCCATGTTTATAGTCTGCATCAAGCCGGTAATGATCAAGATTCAAATCAGCAAGATCGATCAACGGCGGTTCGTCCGTTTCCGGGGTCGTGTCGTCAACGCCAAGAAAATAAAACGGGATGAAATTAAGAGGTTGATTATTCATCAGTGGGAAAATATCGCCGCCTATTTGCACGTCTTCTTTATCAACAATTTTAAACTCGCGGACACGGTAAGAAACTTCGGTTTCCCCTGTTTTTTCATTCTTGCGATTAACCAGGTCAAGCACCCGGTAATGTGTTTCCGTCTTCCGCTCGAATTCGCTATCGCCTTCAATCTCCGCATCTTCGGACAAAACAACCATCGTCAATACGGTTTGATTGCCGATCCTTCCGGTACGCCAATTGATAATGGTTTCAGCCGGGTAGGCCTGCATTGACGGTCTGAGGCCAAGATTTTCAGCATCGGCCTTGGTCATGCCCTCAACAGAGGTTGCCGGGTAATCAACAAGAATGCCCATGCGTCCGGTGGTGAGAATTTCCAGCGTGGATCGTTGCGCGAGTATGTGAAGGTTGATCCCTGACATCGTGACGTCTTCCAGGTAAGTTTTTATCGATTCAGATACTTCGATCACAGGTGGTTTTCTGAAGATCATGCCGGACAGGGCTGCAATTGTGCGCCACGTGGCATTAAAAAACTGAGCCCTCGTCTTGTACGCCTTATAATCTTCGGTGGTTTGGTCCTTCAACTTCGGTAGATAGGTTTCGCCTCTTTCGCGCACGTCATCCCCGCCGGCCACGGTATCACGGCAGCGCTGCCACTTAGCTGCGAGCTTCGTATATTCGGGATGTTGGGTATCGACTTTGCTCATTATAAACCTACTATCTGGACGCGGGACATCGGCCTGATTACCGGGAATTCATAGGCCGCAAAATATGAATAAGCGTCGTTCATGTGATCAAATCCGGTTGCCTTGTCAGGCTCACCGTTCACATCATATGCCTGTTGTTCCAGGCACCGAGCCAACGTCGGGCAGGCAATCGCATTGACTTTGATTTTCCCCATCTCAAACGCTTTATTTGTGGCAAGCACGCGGTCTTTAATTGCGGGATTGGAAGGATTAACACGGACTGAAAAACCAGCCTGCGCAAGCAGGGCGATGTCTGATTTTGAAGCATCAACGGTTTTTCGGCTTTTTCCACTTGCATCCGGGTAGATAATTATCCGGTGCCCTTTATCGGCGTATCGCTCTTTGAGAATTTTAATCACGTCCGGGGTATCAAATACGTCCTTGAGCTCAGCCACGGCATGATAACCATCCGGACGCTGAACGCTGATTGCAGAGGCCATTTTCTGAACGTTGAAATCCTGTCCGATGAATAAAGGTTCTACGGGTTGAATTGTTTCACGTGAAGCACAGCGGGTCCGGTCATAGTTCCTGTAAACCGTGCCGCTGGTAAGGTTTACGAATTGGCCGTTGATATAGGCCTCGATCAGTTCAGCGGGATAAATTTCTTTTAGGGATGGAATGTAGTCGGCTGGCAGGTTCGCCTCGTTATCGTACGTTGACGCCTGAATCATGCCATAATTATTTTTAAGTTCCGGATTCTCTTGAACCGCCTGGACGAAAAGCTTATGGCAGAACCGAAAGCCTTCAGGCGTGGTCATGACATCAATGCCATTTTTGAGGCCGTCCATTTTGTAACGCATACGGGCAATGATCTTGCGCCAACAGTCTTCAGCTTTCAGGATCGGCAGCGTGTCCAGCTCATCAATGGAAGCATGACCGATTTTAAAACCGATGATGGATTGAGGGTGATCAAGTGAACGACAAATCGTGGTGCCTCTGAACTGTCTGCCAGAGTAGAAATGAACTTCGTGATTGCCTTCTTTTACGTCAATGTTCAAACCCATCGAGAATGCAACCTCTTCAATCGTTGGATAGAAAATATCTCTGATCATCGAGTATGTCGGCGCGAAATATCCCTGATTCACTTTCGGAAACTGCCAGTAGTTTTCGCATTCCGCCTGACATCCTACCCATGTCTTGCCGCTCCCGTAACCGGCCACAAAAGCCCTGTACTTATTCGGCAGTGTAAGAAACTCATCCTGGGGTTTGTTCGACCGGTATCTTACGTCCATCGACAACCTCCCGAACTATTCTTACCGATGCTACCTGCGAACTTTCATCATCGTCTCCCGGTCCGTCTTCCCTGGTTCCGCATCTCGTTTTATCCAGCCAGATTGCCGCCGTGACATTGCCCCGCTTCATTTGGTCAACGAGGTTTTGGGAAACGATCACCTTAAATTTTGAGCGTCCGCGCTTTATTGCGGCTTCTATCTTTTCGTCATTGCGTTTATGCTCAAAAAAACATGATCTTTCGTATCCAAGCGCCCTGCCAATGTCTTCTTTGGTCAAACCCATGGCAGAAAACTTTTCTATTTTCTTGTAATCGAAAATTGCCGCTTTACGGCCCCGCTTTGCAGGTTTCGGTTTCTTTGCCATGTTTTTCTCACGGCTATATTATGTGCTGATTGTTTATTTATTTCACGGACTGCACAGACTAGGCAGAATGTTTTTGAAAGTAAAACCCCCGGCCGGTATGCCGGGGGTTGATTTATAATATATCTTTCACATTTTTTTACTCAACGGCGCTTCTTTTCATTTTCTCCACCTCCCCTCTGGTTATCCGCAGCAAAGAACAGCCTGCCGGTTTAATCGCCGGAACCTTCCCCTCTGCAATCCACTGATAAAGCGTTTTCACTGATATATCAAAATATTCCGCTATTTCCTCAGGTCTGTAATGTGCTTTATCTGGCAGCTCTTTCATCCAATCCCCTTTTATGCCGTCCGTTTATTCTTAAAGCGTGCGTTATTTATAAAATTTCACCCGAAAAAGATTATGTGTTGCGACTGTCATATACCCGATATATTCAAGATCACGGTTGCCTCCGTATTTATCAGACATAGACAAATCATTATCACCAGTAAACAAAGCCGGGTGTATGGCTGTTTCCGCGAAGGCAGCGACAACATACCCCCGCGTGAAGTCCGTCTGTCTGGTGGCGGGGATCGTGGTTAATGCCAAACCAACTGCATGTTGAAGAACAAAACCAGCCTGTGAAAATTCTCTGATTTCCCTGGCGCTGTTCTCGTGTAGAGAAATCATTTCCTTGCATCCATCCTGATGAACATGAATGTCATTGACCGCGGCATAGAGGTAATGGCCTGCAGTATGCACTGCTACCGAAGTAGCCGCGCCCAGGGCAACCATTTTCCAGTCTGCCTCTTTGATCATTTTTGGATTCACGCCGAAAAAGTAAAAATCCCATTGAGCGTTTGCTGTTCCTGAAAACACCATCAAAAACATGATGATTAAAACCGTTCTTTTTGCTAACATGATTCAGCCAACTTGCCGAAAGTGACAATGCGGTGCCACTCAGTTTTCTGGACCTTCTCCCCGTTTTTATCTTTCCACTGTTCATCGGTGGCCAGGTTAAAATTAGTTACCATGGTCCCATCCGGCGTGTATTTTACTTCCGGATCCTTTCCGAGCCTGCCGATTAAAATTGCCTTGTTGATCATGCGTCCTCCCTATCTGAAATACTCAAATTTATACGATCCTGTTTCGTCCGTCCGGGCCGCAATGAATTGCAATTCTGGAAACATCTCAGCCGCCACTTTTATTTTCACTCTTGCGTCGTCCTCCCAATGGCCTTTGTATTCGTGACTTTCAATTTGCTCAGCCGTAACCACCATAAAATCAGGACTATAAAACGTGTTGTCTGCAAAGCGAAGTTTAAACGGCTCAAACACCCACCGGACTATTTCACCGGCCTTTTTTCGCAGTTCCAGAAAGTCGGCGTATTTCTTTTCCGTTTTGTTCATTTTCCCGGGCTGGTGCCGTGGGCGCGTCTTGATCTTTCGTTGGCCTTCAACACACACCTGATTACACTCTAATGGCGTGACGGACGTTCCTGTTTTAACAACTTGATTCGGAAAGCGCCTTTGAAATTCTTCTTCCGAAATTCTCATTGAATCATCCTAATTTTTTTATTATCGAATCCAACACGCACGACGTTGTGTTCAACATCAAAACCCTTTGAATAATTATCTAATTCCGTTGTCCCGGGTAAATAATCCGGGTGAGATCCACCGCGCATTGAAATAACCTCGTACAGCCTCTCAAATTCCTTCTGTTTCCACTTCACCTCTTCGCTTTCCATCATACAGAGTTCCGGCCAACCCCCCATTGCCTGGACGACCGAATGGATTACCTGATCCGCAAATTTAACCGATTGATAATTTCCAATACGTTTTACCGATTCCAAGACAATAAGCCATGAGTCTGTGGCTTTATTCTTTTTTGTTCCCTGCAGAACCTCGATAAAATCGGCTGGTTTTGGGAAAAACCTACTTGAATAAATAATCTCTTTGAACGCATCTTCGCATTGCTGATCAGTGAAGGGCCCAAGCACCTTCCAATACAAATCAGTCAATAAAACCGATAGCGTTCTGTCGTGTAGTTCACAAAGAGTTGCCATGTATTCTTTGAATTTCACTTCGTTTTTCATGCCGGTGGCCTCCATTCATCGAGCATTTGCACCGTTCTGATTGTTTTGTCTGATACCGTTCCGGACAGGGGATGTTTTTCTGTTTCTTCATCCTCCCACCCCCTCGCGCTCAACCATGTTGCCGGATAAGGGATGAACTGACCGTTTTCCTTTAGCCATTGCTCTGATTTCTTGGCCTGCTCAATGGAGGTCAAAATGCGTTCCATAAGCTGCTCGTCAGGTGCAACCTTCTTGAAGGATTTTTCCGCTTGTCCCTTATTTTTTCGCTTCGGGTATGATTTCCAGAAAACTTCAAACTGATTTTCTAATGCATTATTTAATTTATTTTGGTTAAGATTCAGATTCACTGGTTTAGGGTAAGATTCCGAATCATCGGGCCTGTCGTTATTCTTTAACGGTGAAGCACTAGTTAATTCACCGTTAAAAGCAGGTATTTCACTTTCTTTTTCAGTGTTATGTGGTGATTGATGTTTTAAAAACTCATATATTTCAATATATTTACGATTGCCGACTGTGTAGCGCCGAATAAATGATTTTTCTGGCCGTTCTTCAATTTTGGGGTTTTGAAGCAACTCAAGCAAGTTATCAACAGGCACTGAGTCATAGGGGAAAATTTCCGCTTTTAAGTATTTTGGTCGGTCTTCGAGTCGTCCTTCACGATCAGCAAGGCACCAAAGACCCTGAAAAAGCAATCTTGCTTCATATGGAAGAGTTGCTAAGTCTTCATCTTTAAAAAAATCAGGCTTCAATGATCTTATCCTTGCCATTTACGCCGCCTTATATTTTTCAATGACTGAAATTGTTTGGTTGATCGTGAAAACCTCTTCCATGAGTTCATGGCGCCGGTCCTGCAGAATGGTTAAAATGTCTTTTGTTTTTGGGTTCTTTGGCTCTATCGGTTTGGCCGATAACGAGTCAGGTGACTTTGGTTTTCGTCCCCGTTTTTTTGTTTGCAGATCCGTGATTGATTTTTTTTCTGGTAGACTTTCCCATTGAGCGACCTTCTTTTTGGCCTCGGCTAAGGCTTGATCATATTCCGGTGTTCCCTTAGCGTATTTGGAATGAACGTGGCCGTAACACATACCGCAAAGCCCATCAGCCACAATAGTTGATTCTCTCTCGCAGTTCCTGCAATTACCTTTTTTTGACATAGGGATTTCCTTTCTTGTTAAAATCAATTGAAGGGGCCACCTTTTGCCGCACATCATGCAGGCGTTTTGTCCGTCCTGGGTGTATGTGTTCGGGCTCTGGCATTTCGGACAGTTATTGTATTTATTGTTTATTGTTGCCATTACTTCGCCCCCGTTACTTTTTTCCAAACGTCCTGGATGATGGTTTTGTCTGCCGGAAATTCAGCAATCACTGCCTGCAGCGCCTCGTTGTAATCAAAATAAAACGGATCTGCGTTCATCTGGTCCCGTATTTCTTCCAGTTTGCGGAGAAAAAACTGTTCGCGCTGCTGCCGGTATTCGATTGCGTAAGCGGCACGGCTCATTTCACCACCAAATAAATAACCAATGTCCAAAAGGCCAAAGATGTGATTGTCCACAACAATGGCCAAAGACTACCAGGGTAATATTGGAAAACGTATTTAGGGCGGATACGGTATAGTTTCATTTCTTCGGCTCCCGGCAGGACTGCCCATCAAATTTTAAAAGATTCTGGCATCCGTAAACATCATATGACGGCACATGATAACGACATTCACGCTGAGCCTCTTTGTCGAAAGGTACGTCGCAGAGGCCGTTGGTGCATCGGTGCTTTAATGCCTTATCAGCTTGTTCCATTTAATCCCCAATCAGTCGTTTGGCGCTGCATTTCAGGGCTTTGGCAATTTGGTCTATCGTCGCCAATGAAGTCGTCTTATACTTGAGCAACATTGAATAGTTAGATTGTTTCAGGCCGATTAATTGAGAGTATTTACCCTTTGATAATCGCCTCTTTTTTCGTTGATCTTCTAAATAATTCGTGTTTAACATGGCTATCTTTTAACATTATCAGTTTTGAAAGTCAATCTTTTTCAATGAGGCTGATATTTATTTTTAAATAAAATGAAATTGCCTATTGACATATAATTTATAAAATGTATAATCACATCCAACAGAACAAAGCAATGCCTTCTTAGGCAACCGCCCCGCCGGTCAGAGCATAGCTCAAAACTCGTAGGGCAAGTAAAGCAGTATCGCAGTACCGTGATTGACCTTGCATCACGACAAGTCAGTGCCGAAGGGTTGGAAGCACTTTACGAAGTCACCACCACAAGACGCACAACGACACCGGATGCAAAGGCGGCGAAAGCTGAACGGGAAAATTAAAACAGAAGGGGGATGAGGCATGGCAAGGGATAGGGTTATTTGCAGTCATGAAAAGTTATGCGGTTGTGTCATCGAACCAAAGAAGGGCGACATTATCGTCAATCCATCAATGAAGAATTGCGCAAGGTTTATCACTGGACAAATGGGCGACGCTTATTGTTGCCTGACAAGGGGAATGGTTCACATTATTAAGTAGCAATGATCTTTGAAATGGTTGGTGTGGCATTGAGGGCATCCGTCGCTAAGGAAAAGGAAATGAGAAAATGTCGTGTTTGTGGTGAGTTCGCGGTTCGCAATCCACATGGTTTTGCAACATGTCCGAATTGCCGGGATAAAAAGCGGAAGCAGTGGGTGGTTAATTACAAGATTAACCATAAGGATAATTCCAAAGAAAGAACGGCCAAGTGGAGAAACACTAAACAGGGGAAGGAATATATCAAATCTACCAAGTTTAGATGTTCAATGGAGCGTTACCTTTCCACCCCTAAAGGAAAAGCAATGGTTAGGAGACGCGATGCAAAACGTCGAGCCAATCTTAGGCAAACGGATTGTAATGTAACGGCTGATGAATGGTTTTTAATATTAGAAAAGTATCAAAATAAATGCGTGTACTGCGGTAAAGAATCAGAAACGTTGACTATGGATCATTTTGTACCATTGGCCGAAGGAGGAACCCACACAAAAGAAAATGTTGTCCCAGCGTGCCGGTCGTGCAATTCCTCTAAGGGAAGCAAATTAATAATTACGGATGGATTTGGTAATTTTTGGCCTGCAAAATGCCCTATGTGCAAAAAGAATAAAATGCAGGTAGTCCGTCCAGGTAAAGTTCAATGCAGTCAGTGTGGTTAGCAACTGAGCGACCTGAACCACACCAGCCACCAAAAACAGGAGGGGAGCGTGGAACAGAAAATAGACGACATCTTTGATTGGCTGGACAGCAAAGGCAAGCGGTACATGTGGTGGTTCATGCTTTGGGCGATGGGATATTTCACGGCAATTATTATTTGGGGGTGAGATAGTGATAAAAACAATAACAAAACAGTGGTTAATGAAACATGGTGCTTGCTCAGAATCCCAAGAGGCGTGGGATAAACAGAAAAATCATGACACATTGACCACGATAAAGCGGATTAAAAAATCAAATCCGCAATGGTGTAACTGGTTGATCGCTAGGTTAATGAACCATCGACAGCAAGTCCAGTATGCAATTTATGCTGCTGAATTGGTGATTGATCTTTATGAAACAAAATATCCAAACGATGATCGGCCACGAAAAGCGATTAACGCAGCAAAAGAATATCTAAAAGCAAAAACAAAAAAACAAAAAGCTGATGCGGCTGATGCGGCTCGTGCGGCGGCTTATGATG